TATCGTATTACAACCAATACTGGTAGATATATTCAAGCCTCCGAGGAACATCCTATCCTTCATTCAAAAGCAGCAAATTTTAGATCGTCTAAGACAATCAGTGGGAAAAGAGTTTATACAAAGAAGGTAGAGTGGATTGAGGCCAAGGATATTAAGCCTGGACATCAGCTAGCAGTTGCCGATATTATACCTATTACATCAGCTAAAAAGTTAGCTCATGCAAGACTTCTTGGGTTACTAGTTGGTGATGGTAACTATTCCGATACTCCCGTCTTGTCAAACAACGATTCGGATATTTGGAAGTACATATTCAAGAATTACAAAACCACGTTGAAGACAGAACACGTGTGTAAAGACGGCTCTATATACAAAGAGTGTTCTATCTTAGGCATGCGGTCCTACTTGAAAGAAGTAGGAATTTTAGGGCAAACTAAAGAGAAGAAAACTTTTCCAATCAACATTCATTCCTACGATAAAAACAGTATCTCTGACTTTATAGGAGGACTATTTGATACGGATGGCTGTGTATTGAACGACAGAATCAGTTTTGCAACTGCTTACTATTCTCTAGCTGATGAACTTAGATTCTTGTTACAGAGATTAGGAATACACTGCACTATTCATCTAAAAAAGAATAAGCCTAATAATCTGGTTAAATCATATTCTGAGCATTATGAGCTTCAAATCAGAGATAGACGTTCTATTCTCAGATTTTTCAGGAATGTCGAACTCCTATCGAAAGTTAAACAGCGCAAACTTTTACAACTATATGTTAAATCTCAGCAGATAAATAAACATTTTAGCAAAGAACTTATAGGATTGCGCTTCGAAACTGTTAAAGCGGTTGATTCAATAGGAATTCATCCGGTATACAATCTCACTGCAGATACTACTAACACCTACTTAGGTAATGGCATAGTGACGCATAATACTCTGGATGCCATGGAAATGTTCTATAATCCTGGGCAGTTTGAGTGCATAGAGTTCGAAGATATCTGAGAATTCCGCAGTGGTAGAATAGGGTACTTTGTGCCTGCTTATCTTGGCTTGAATCAATTTAAAAATGAAGATGGCTTCACTGATATAGAAGCTGCAAAAAAAGAGCTTGAAAAGGCTAGAAATAAGCTTAGAAAGGCTGGTACGTCTATCTCTGCTCTAGAAGGTGAAATAGTTAACCGCCCAATCGTTCCTTCGGAGATGTTCCTACAAAAGCAAGGTAACGTATTCCCAATCGTAGAACTGAGAAGAAGGTTATCCGAACTAGACGATACTTGGTCCTACCTAGAAAAACGAGTCGAACTTTACTTTGATCCAGAAAGTAAATTAGGTGGAGTTAACTACAAGATAGATACTCGGAATTCCCTAGTTGCGATAGATAAGTTTCCGTGGAAAGAGCATCACAGAGAAGGAGCTGTAGTTATATATGAATTCCCTCAAACCATCAATGAAAAAGTTCCGGAAGGAGCTTATATAATTGGGTATGACCCCTATGCTTCAGACGATCCGGATGGGGAGTCTTTAGCAGCTATAGTGGTGATGAAAACCAAGAAGTATTTTAACCATATAGGACACGATGAAATTGTGGCTATGTACGTAGGAAGGCCTTATGAAGGCCGGCATATCGTAAATGAGATTTTGTATAAACTCTCTAGGTTCTACGGCAATGCTAAGATCTATTTTGAGAATGTCAGGGGGAATACAAAAGAATACTTCGAAAAGATTAAAAGGTTAGACCTGCTGGCAAAGCAGCCAAGAACTGTACTAACCAAAACTGCGGCTGGTGCAACAACTACCAATAGAGCTGTCTACGGGTATCCGATGAGCTCTAGATCGATGAAGCATGAGGCCATGCAGTATGTACGAGATTGACTTTTAGAGGAGAGAGATCAAGTAGACGGTAAGACCGTTCGCAACTTAGACCGGCTGTGAGACAGAGCGCTCATTCAAGAACTCATAGCTTTTAACATGGACGGAAACTTTGACCGAGTTATGGCCATGGCTGGCTGCGTTATTGGGCTACAAGAAACTTACAATCAATACGAATCTCAACTAGAACAATCTGTTATAACCAACCAATTGTCTGAATTTTTAGGCAAAAATAAATTTATATTTTCTAACGCATAATTTGTCATGACAGATATTAATATGTTTCCTAAGCAGCGTTTAAGCTTTGACGAGAAATCTAAGAATGATTTCCAGTGAGCTAAGGACGTAGTCGACTATCTACTGTTGAACTATGCTGCCACATCTAACTCAGCTAGCGGTATAGATGATTATGAACGCATGCTTTCGAATTACCAGTTGTATAATAACATACTGAACCAGAAAGATTTCGAAAGGGAATGCAACCCCTTTGGAATTGATATAGGGCAGTTTAAAGATTTTATCCAACCCTATAACAAAACTCCTAATAAAATTCAGGTTTTGTTAGGAGAAGAAGTAAAAAGGCCATTTACCTACCGTACAGTACTAGTGAACGACGAAGGTATCAGAGCCAAGCAAGAGTACAAATCTAAGCTCTTGCGAGAATTCATCATGAATGAGATTAATACCTTGATAGAAAACCTTACTGGAGGGCGAGCTAACGAGGAAGAAAGATCTCAGATGATGCAACAGATTGTCCCACCGGAGAAGCTAGACGAATACATGTCTAAGTCCTACCTAGATGCCCGGGAACATTTAGCTAATCAGATCCTTGCTTATCTGATGAAAAAGCTTAGGCTAGTTGAATCAAAAAATGATGCCTTTAAGCATGGCCTTATCTCAGGTGTTGAAGCTATTTGAGTAGGTGTGGAAAACGGAGAACCTACCTGTCAGCCACTTAATTCCCTAGGTCTTATCTACCATAAATCCCCAGAAGTAAAGTATATAGAAGACGGCCTTTTCGCGGGTTACCGCACCTATATGACTATAGGCGATGTCCTCGATAAATTTGGTGACTATCTTCCTGAGAAGGATCTGAAACGCCTTGAAGGCACAATGCGCGGTGTACAAGGCATAAGAGATGATATAATCTCTAAGAAGATGAAATACCAAACAGACGACGTCTACGATTATTATCTGCGTAACTATCTGAATTCTTCAACTGAAGAAGGCTCTTACGGTAAAGCCTCTGGTACTGACTGGATAGTTTCGCACGTAGAGTGAAAATCTCAAAAACGCGTTGGGTTCATAACCTATGTGAATGATTACGGAGATGAACAAGAAGATATTGTATCAGAGGACTTTGTCATTCCGCCTTATGCTCAGAAGCAGAATGTAGAGGGCAGTTACGGGAGGAAAAGGACTGTCTACTCTTTCGATGGCAACTCTTTAGAGTGGGGCTGGATACCAGAAGTATGGCAAGGTGTTCGAATTGGAGACGATATGTACTGCATGCTAGGCCCCAAAGAATACCAATACAGAAGCCTCGATAACCCCAAATCGGTTAAGCTCGGATACCATGGAGTAGTATACAATAATATGAATGCGGATTCAGTCTCTTTGATGGACCGTATGAAACCCTTCCAGTACCTCTACTTTATTATTGTTCATAAGCTCAAGAAACTTATTGCCAGAGACCGTGGCCGTCTGTTCCACTTTGACGTGTCTATGGTTCCAGAGGAACTAGGAATTGAGAAGACTCTTTACTATCTGGAAGAAATGGATATAGACTTCTATAATCCTCTCCAGAATACAGAGCAGGCTGGTATCAATCAGAGGGCTAAGATCACTACTGCTACAGACAGATCTAACATGCAGCACATTCTTAACTATGTTTCTTTGATGGCTGCTATAGACGAACAAATGGGAGATGTAGCAGGTGTTACCAGACAGCGCGAAGGACAGACTTTGGCAAATGAGGCAGTTACTAACTCTCAGCAAAATATTATTCAATCTTCTACAATTACTGAGGCAGTTTACTTTATGCCCCATGAGAAGTTATGAGAGAATGTGCTGAATTCTCTAGTCCAATGTACCCAAGCTGTTTGAAAAAATAAGTCAGTAATAAAGCAGTATGTTCTAGATGACCTCTCAGTACAGACCTTAAAACTGACCCCGGAGATGCTAGAGAACGCAGACTTTGCGGTGTTTGTTTCTAATTCTTCAAAAGACAACGAAGTGTTCAACACTCTAAAGCAATTAGCTCAGCCCTTACTCCAAAATGATAAGGCTAAGATGAGTGATATTATCCGCATGATTAAAGCTGAATCTGTAAATGAACTGGAAAGTTCTATTATCTCCTCAGAAAAGCAAATACAGAAAGATACACTAGAACAAATACAGGCGCAACAGGAAGCTCAGAAAGCTCAACAGGAACTTATGTTGCAAATTGAAGCTCAAAAAATGCAACATGAAAAGGAACTGCAAGCGCAGAAAGATGCAGCCGCTTTACAGCGTGAAATAATTAAGTTACAAGCTAACAGTGGAGAAGCATCAGTAGATCCAATAGCAGCGGCTAAACTTGCGTTAGAAGCGAAGAAATTAGAGGCCTCTACAGACCTTAAAGAGAAGGAGATGGACCTCAAGTCCGAGGAGGCTGAGAAAGACCGGGAGAACGCTTTAAAAATAGCAAAAATGAGGAAATCCCAGTCCTCTACAACTAAGAAATCCTAAATCCGCTATAACTAGCGGGCTAAAATTAAAACATAAAAAGAATTTCTTGATTTAATACCTACTTTTGTAAATAATAAAGACATGTCTGATAAAAATCTTTCTTTAGAAGATCTTATCTATTTAGTAGATAACGAAAATGCCGATGATACTTCCAAACCCTCTGGCGATGATCCTTTCGATGATGGGATCGATGAAGACAAAAATCAAGACCAAATTGATGATACTGACGACGTTGACCTTGATACTGATCAACAGGATGAGGAAGAGCCTCAAGAAGAAGCTCAGCAAGAGGAAGAAGAAGTAACTGAACCACAGGAAGAGCCTGAAGAAGCCGACTCTGATTCAGGTCCAGATATTTACAGTAATTACTTTAATCTGTTACAAGAAAACGGGTTAGTATTTACTGATGAAGAGTTCGAATTCGATGGTACAGCTGAAGGCTTAGCAGCTGCTATAGAACAAACAAAGAAAAATCTTAATGGGGCTGTAGCTGCGGCTCTGTATGAACGCTTACCTGAAGAATTCAAACCAGTTCTGACTTACGCTTTAAATGGAGGACAAAATATCAACGAGTTTCTGTCAATGGTTTCCACTGCTGGGGACATAGATAAAATAGATATAGAAACTCCAGCTGGGCAAAAAGCAGCTCTAGCTAAATACTATGCTGAAACCACTCCATTTGACGAAGCTAAAATTCAGAAACTAATCCAAAAATCCGAATTAGCCGAAAGTCTAGAAGAAGACGCACAAGAAGCATTTGAAGCCTTAAAAGAATTAAAGGCCAAAAAAGCGCAAGAACTAATTGAAGAGCAGAAAAAGCTTAACGAAGAGGCTGAAAAAGCTGCTGCGGCACAAAGACAGCAGATACAGAGCCTAATCGATGAGGCTGAGTTTATAAAGACTAACCGTAAGAATAAAGTTAAAGCATTCATTTTTAATGAACAGACTAATTCCCAAGGGCAGCGCGATACTCAGTTTAGAAGTACAATTGTTCAAATAGCTTCAAATCCTGAACATCTAGTTCAGCTAGCAGACTTGCTACTTGACTACGACCCTAAGACAGGAATAAGTTTAGACAGGTTTAAGTCAGCTGCACAAAGCAGCGCGACCAAAACCTTAAAAGAGAAACTCGAAGAAGCTGCTTCAGCTAAATCCAAGGTTTCCGGCAAGGGAGGACGTCACAAAGTTGACAACTTCGACTGAGAAGAATTTCTTAAGCAAAATTAATACCAATCTTATTTTATTTTAAACGTTTACTAAATAATGGCTACTACTAGAAGTCAATTCATTATTAAGCACAATGCCGGCTTTGGCGGTCAGAACCTAGATTCTACATATCTTGGAGCTGCTTACGAGACTGGCAAACCCCATGTATTCATGGATACTCTTATGAAGATCTACTCTTCTAAGAGCCGTTTTTTCACTGGCAAACCGCTACTAGGTATGACTGGTGGCAAAACTTACGGTACCAAAGAAATCGATACTGAAGTGTATCGTTGGTATCTGCAGGGCGCAGAAGAAAAAGTTGCCCGTGTTCTGGAAAATGTAGAAGCTGGTAACACCGTTCCTGGTATCAACCACACTACTTTCCGCATTAAGCTAGACCTAGATTATTTCGCTCGCCCTGACGTTCTGATGGGTGAAGATAACGATTTCCCGATTAAAGTTCTGGAAGGCCCCGTACAAGAAGGCGCTGGCTACGTTTACGTAGTTCGTCTAATTGGTGATGATCCCAGCATTTTCTTCCCCGCTTATCTGCTTGAGCCAGGTCGCGAGTTTTCGAAAGTATGGACTCAAGTACCGTCGGAAGCTAACGACGAATTCGGTACTCAGCAAGTTCCTAACTCTTTCCAGCTGGAGAGCCAAGTATCTGCCTTCGCTCAGAAGTTCACTGTAACTGACAAAGCATGGCGTGATCAGGGCCGTCTGGATGTAGACTTCCTCTACACTGACCCCCGCACTGGTAAAGAGCAAAAAATCACGAAGTTCCTTCCGATGTTCGAAGCCAAAATGCACGATGAACTCTATATGAGTAAACAATCCTGCTCCATAGTTGCGTAATCAACTATGCAAACCTATCTAATTGCTGGGAACCCTGACCATTTAAAGATGAAGGCAATCAGCAGCGAAGCTTATGAGAACTTATAGTAAAAAATATAAACTTAACGATAGAATTGGATCTTGGACTATCAGTTCTTGAGATTCCGTTAAAGGTAACTATACTCTAATGTGTGAATGTGGAAGCACTGCCCAAGGCTCCGCATCTTTTGTAGACAAAAAAGTTAGAAGCTTAAATAAAAATGGATACACAGCTTGTAAAAATTGTTTTGGAACATATCGTAAACAAGCTATGACAAAAGATGAGAAGTTAAAAAGAGTTTATAAAAAGTATAAGAAATCTGCTTTAACGAGAAATTTAGAATTTAACCTTACACTGCCTCAATGTTTAGATCTATTCAAATCTCCCTGTTACTATTGTGGGGATTTACCAGAAAATGTTGAGACTACTTATCAAATTGAGTATCAGGGGATTGATCGTGTTGATAATAATAAAGGTTATATTTCAGAAAATGTACGCCCATGTTGCTCTTTTTGTAACTACGCTAAGCATTATCACTCTGAAGAAAAGTTTCTAGAAAAAGTAGAAAAGATTCATAAGAACGTTCAACGACTAGGCTAAAGCCGTACTCGGAAGTCCGAGGAAATGGTAGGCACCCTATCTCGACTTGAGAGGGTGATGATATAGTCTGAACTGTATAGAAATATGCAGATGTGGTAAGTCCACTGGCTGAGGCTAACGACCTCAGTTGAACACATTGATGGAGGCTCAAATGTGGTTTGGTAAGAAAGAAACGAAGCCCGGCCGCAATGGCTACTGGGAAAAATCTGGTCCCGGCCTGCGTGAACAAATGCGCGACGGTTGGATCGAATACTACAACGGTCCTCTAACTGTTGAACGCCTCAAGAATTACCTGATGAGCATTTTCTTCAGCCGCGAAGATGAGCAGAACCGTAAGGTTGTTGCCATGACCGGTACTCTTGGCGCACTCATGTTCCACGACATGCTTGCTGCTGAGTCCGCTTCCTTCCTGACTGTAGATACTCACTTCACTCAGATGCTTTCGAAGAACCCGCGTCACTTGAGCTTTGGTGCTCAGTTCACGCACTATCAGGGTCCTGAAGGTATCGAGGTTACGCTTGTGAAGAACCCGATTTACGACTCTCGTAAATACAACAAGCGTATGCACCCGCAGTATCCTGAATTCCCGATTGATTCCATGCGTATGACGTTCCTGGACTTCGGTACTTCTGGCACTGACAACAACGTTATGATGCTTCGCGTTAAGGACACTTATCGCTGGGGTTATCTGGCAGGTACCCATGGCCCGACTGGCCCGGTTAAAGGTGGCAGCGTAAGCGCACTGAAAGCTGGCTACGAAATGTTCACGGAAGGTACTGCCGGTATCATGGTCAAAGACGTAACCCGTTGTGGTGAACTAATTTACGATTACGAATACTAAGATTAAATGTACGATTTCTGGTTCTGAGACACGGTTAATAGATACAGTTATGTATTAGTTAACTTGTGTTTACTCTGACCAGTAATCTTACCAGTTTTAATAATTCTTATAGATCGACTATTAGACTATAAGGAGCTTAAAACTAAATAAGCATAAAATAAGGAATTTTTAGGCATATGAAAAAAGTTTTTATATACTCAATCCCACGGGAGACAGCTTCAAAAATCTCGGATTGGGTGAATGATTCTTCTGGACGAAAACTGAAGAAAACGAAAGTAGGTAGGTGTACTGACACAATTGTCGCTTTATATGATCCCAAGACTGGGGGCCTCAAAAATGGTTTATCTTATAAACCTTGGATGGAAAATGGAGTACAGAAGGTTGATGAAAGAACTGGACGGAAACTAACCTTACAAGATAGAGAAGAACAACGTTGAGGCCTTCAGCCTGGGTATCTTAGCAATAAAGCCTGAAGACGTGGCGACTCTCTCAAAGAGGAAGACATGACTTACTTTCAGAAAGCTTCCTGGAAGCTAAACGATGGAACGACAGTTCTAGATTTATCTAATTTTGACGATGCTATGTTCTACTATGTCGCACTAGATTCTAAATATATCGCTAACTCTGAAGCAGAGTGGAGAAGTTTTAAGTGGCCCAAAGCCACCCATTACATTGCTCTAGAGAACGAAGCGGATGAACTTAAGTTCAAGAAAAACGAGAAGAAAAGTGTGGCTTTTGCGCTACTACATCATGAGTCTATGACTCCTACAATTAAAGAGCAGGTTGTTAAAGTGCTTGACTTAGCGAAGGTTTCAACTAACCTTACACAAGAACAAGTACATAACATGCTGTTTGACTTTGTAGATAAGTCTGATTTCAGAGAGGGCAGCAACATAGACAAGCTTCAAGAACTGTATAACCTACTCCAAACAGCTGATGGAAGAGCGGAGTTTGAAGCCAGATACTTGCTAAAACAAGCCATTGACTCCAGGGTAATTTACGAAAAACAAGGAGCCTATATGTGGAATAAAACTACGGGGCTAATTGAAATAGGACAGAATTACGCTGAGGCAATAGAGTTCATTCTTAACCCGAAGAAGCAGGCTTTAGTTGAGGAATTGGAATTAGAAATTAAAGCTAAGATGTAATGAGTATGCTTTCTACTATAGAGGAAATGCACTACGATTTTAGGCTAAAGTGCGACCGAGTAGATTCCTTGACTAATCAAGACTTTAATCCAGCTGAAATCGATTGGCTTTTGAACGAAGGCCAAGAAATAGTTCTAAAAACTAAGTACTCTATAAACAACCCATATAGAGCTGGATTCGAGGCTACTCAAAAAAGATTTGATGATCTTTCCCCTTTAGTTATAAAAAATGAAGAAGTTATACCTGTAGATCAGGATGGTGTCTTCGAAGTGCCGCTGTCGACGCTGGCTTACCCCTATTTATTTCTGATTAGGGCTCAAGCTTATGCAGATGAATGTAAGTGAGTTTCGATGAGGCCTGTTCAGCATGACGACTTAAATGATCTTTTAGAAGATCCATTTAATGCGCCCTCTATGAGTAGCGTACCATTCAATTTTGGAAGATCTACAGATGTAGATGGTTCTTCCTTATACATATATCCAGGGAATCTGGATATCACAAAAGTTAGACTAGAGTATTTAAAGCAGCCACAAAAAATGTCTATTGGTGGCTACACGTACTTAGATGGTACAGCTTCAGTTAGGACCGAGTGTGAAATGCCCAATCATGTAAAAAGAGAAATCGTCGACAGGGCTGTAGCACTAGCTAAGGCCTACGCCGAGGACCCCAACGGGTATCCATTAGCTCTAGCTAAGCTTACTAACAATGAATAACCTTTTAAATTAAAAAATTATGTTTTCTAGATCCGGAGGTAAAATTGCTCCTGAAACTTTCCTAGTTGCTAAAACCGGTACTGCCTTTTACAATACGGCAGGCGCTGGTAACAATATCACCAACCCTTCTACTGGTGCGGTGAGACTTGCTGATGGTCAGCTCGGCATTTTTGCTGCCGACCATCTTGGTAGTGTAGCTCCTAACGTAGCTACTGATGCTACTCCCACTGTTACGGAAGCTCGTAACATTTATATTGCTCAAGGTACTGAGTGGTCCAGCAACCCTGGTGCTCGTCCTGGCGCCCGTTACCCCTTGTGGAACCGTCCTTACGAACGTAGTGGCACAATCTACGGTAACAACCCTGTGATTGCTACCAAGCAAGTTTATGCTGAACCCACTACTTCTGTATGGGTAATCGGCCAGCCTGATACCACTGCTGGCGAAATCGAAGCTCTGGACAACACTGAATACAGCCTTCGTATTGCTTATCGCGGCCATCGCTTCGACGAGTTCTACAACCCCGAAGGAACTGCTTTCTTTGCCCCCAACTTCGTAACTCCTGATTACACTACGCTTGGCACTGCTGAGCCTCGTGATCATTTGATCCAAAACCTTTGCTGGAACATCAACCGTAACTCTAAGGCTCTTGGTATCAACTACACTCGCTTCCGTGGAAACGAGCCCGTAGTTGCTCTTGCCATTGACTCTACTGGTGCTGCTGGTGACAACATCGGCGGCCTTGGTACTGGTGGCACTCCTATTGCTGCTGGCGACTTCATCCCTGTAGTTAACACTGCCTTTGGTGTACGCGGCATTACTTTGACTGAAGACCAAGCTGCTTCTATCAAAGCTGCAGCTGTTGCCGCTTCCGGCGATGTTATTGCTGATGTAACCTGGTCTATCCTGACCATCGACACTTCTACTGCCGGTACTGTAACCGGTGGTGTTGCTGACATTATCATGCTTGTAGCTCTTGATGCAGACCTTGCTTACGAAGACAAAGTTCTTCCTGTGAAGACTCGTCTGGAAGTAGGCCTGACTACTGGTTTCGACTTCAACGTTGTTAGCCACGCTCAGCACAGCTTCGCTTACGAAGGTTCTGGCACTGGCCGTGTATGGGATCGTATCTATCGCAATACTCATGGCCAGCGTAAGTATAACCTGGATCACAGTACGGATCCTGTTATCGAATTCGCTAGCCCGGTAAGCACTACGACTAACTACACTAGCTACGTGATTGAACACGTTCTACAGACTCAAGTAGACTTTACCAACACAGTTGATGCTGCTCAAAAATGCATCATCCTTGTTCCGTCTGCCGAGTCTACCCTAATTACCGCACTTGACACAGCTCTAAACAGCTGGTTGGCCAGCGCAGGAGCTCCCTCGCTGCTTTAAAGTATCTAGGGGCTACGGCCCCTTTTTACTTTATTAACATACTATTTACAATTTACACAAATGCAATTTTTCGATCTAGCTAATATAGCTAAGTTTCAAAGATTTAAAAAGGCCACTGCTGACGTTACTATACCCTTCAATGCCGGTAGACGCACTGGCTTTAGACTAAATGGGACTGCAAATACTCCGGGATCTACTGAAAAAGTAAATCTTGGTGAATGGCTTACCGTTAACATCTCTAATGGTTCTATCACTGTCCCTACAGGTTTTACGGACACTACGCTGGCTAGCAATGTCATTATAGATGGGGATGAAAATGAATATAGCGTATCCTTCTCCGACTTAAGTAACTTTAGCATTACCAGTAGTGATTTTGAAGTTACTTCCGAAGATTTCGTCCTTACCAGCAGTAACTCTATTCAGATTGATGCTACTGGTGTAATTAATATAGGGGACACTGAAGGTAAGAGTTCTCTCGTGCAAATAAAAGTTGATGTAGAAAATTCTGAAATTCTTGTAGATTCTGCCGCTGGGGTTGCAACTTTTGGGGATGTCAATGGTGTAGGAAATGAATCAAAAATTACTATAGACGACACTGACAGCGAAGTTAAGATTGAGGCTACAAATATAAATCTTTCTGGCTCTGTTACTCTTACAGGTGAGAGACTTGTTATAGAATCTCAGTCAGAAATTGTTATAGGCGATTCGGAACAAAATGGCTCTGGTACTGTCTTAAAAGTTTCTGATGTTGATAATCTAATTAAGTTAGACTCTAGTTCAGTAGAGACAGGTGGTCAACTTTACCATTATAATTATAATACTGAAGAAGATCAAACTTATAAAGGATATTACGCTGTTAGATTTGCGACAATACAACACACCGTTGTAGCAGGAGCTACAAATACAGTAGCTATAAATATACCTGATGGAGCAAAAATTATCGGAGTACAGTTTATCGTTGGCGGTGATATAACTATTACAGGTGGTACAGAATTTGATATCACTTTTACAAACTTAACAACTACAATCGCATCTGGAGTAGCTCTTACCTCTGATACAATTGGAAAAGCTTTTGTAGATGGTGTTGTATCAGGCGGTATTGAAACTATCACTCTAACTCCTGACGCAGGCACCTTCGACGAAGGAGGCTCGATTTTCTTTACTGTTTGGTAT